ACATATGTTAATGGAGCTGTGTTTTGGATGGGAACTCAGGGAGGATTTTTTGCATATGACGGAACAGTTAAATCTTTACCATCTCTTGTAGAGGATTTTGTTTTTACAACAGATGGAGATAATTTAGGATTAAACTTTGGTTCTAGTGATGTTATTTTTGCTGGAGCCAATAATTTATATACAGAGGTAAATTGGTTTTACCCAAAAGACGGCTCTGATCAAATCGATAGGTGCGTGACCTATAATTATGCAGAAAATTGTTGGACCACCTCTACTCTAGATAGAACCACATATCAAGATCAAGGTGTGTTTGATAAGCCATATGCCACTGACTATGATGATACATTAACACCAGTTTTTCCTGACATATTAGGAATAACAAATAAATATGGAGCCTCTATTTATTACGAGCATGAAACAGGAACTGATCAAGTTAACAGCACAGCTACGACTGCTATACCTGCATTTATCAGATCTGGAGACTATGATATAACTTCTAGAAGAAGTGCTTTGGGCCAATCAACTGGTGTAGCTGATTATAGAGGGGACGGAGAGTTTATCATGTCTGTTAGAAGATTTATACCTGATTTTAAATATCAACAAGGAAGCGCTAAAATAACTCTTTTTGTAAGTGATTTTCCTGATGACACCCCAGTTAGTTCCCCACTTGGACCCTTTACAGTTACATCAACAACTGATAAAGTAGATACCAGAGCAAGAGGAAGGTTAGTGTCTCTTAGAATAGAAAATGACTCAACGGGCGAAACTTGGAGATACGGAACTCTTAGATTAGATGCTCAACCAGATGGAAGAAGATAATGTCAAACGTTTTATTTAATTTAGCACAAGCATATTTAAATCAAGGGCTGCCTTCTATAGATCCTATATTTAAACCTGCAAGTTCAACACAGCAGTCTCAATCTCTCGTTCCACAAGTCACTTCTGGTTTAACTCCAGAACAATTATTATTACTTCAACAACAACAAATAGCACAAGCCACTGGCCGTGATGATGATGACAAAACTGGATTTGGTTTATTCGGATTGTTAGATCCTAATACTGAGCAAACTGTTTATAGAGAAGTTTATGATGAAGAGGTAGGAGACTTTGTGCCCACAGAATTAAAAGTATATAGAAATGTAAGAACAGGCGGTTTGCAAACTTATGAAGGTAAAAATGTTGATGGTTTACTTACAGATATTCCAACAGGAGGAGCCTTTACTATATTTGATTCAATTTTTGGACCTAAAAGAATAGGTGGGTATAAATCAGGACAAATACGAGGTAAGTATGATAACATTAGTGATCTTATGTCAAAAAACAGAAATAAAATTATAACTCAAGACATGATTCCATCAGGAAAAACGAGAATAAGCCAAGGTATTAAAATAGCAGAAGACTTTACAGGTGCAGGGGAATTTCCTACTACTAAGACTCCTAAAAGAACAAGGAATTTTGCATTTGAAGATCAATCTTATTCAGGAGGATCAGGAGGATCAGGAGGATCAGGAAGTGGTGGCGGATTTGGAGCTGCAGACTTTGGACCAGACACTGGTGAATTTGTATAATGGCGAAGATAACTAACTACATACCTGAACCAAAAGAAGAATACGAGGTGGACAATCAAAGACAGATTATAGAATCCTTAACCACTATGAAGCAACAACTTAATTTTTCTTTTCAACAAGATTTGAAAAATGAGCAAGATGCTTTTAATTATTTCATGTCATGACAATACAATATAAGAACCAAGGTTTTAAACAAGCTGATGTAAACAAAGCTACAGTGCTTACTTGTCCTAGTGATGGAGCAATCATAGTTAAAAGTATATATTGTGCAAACAATGATGCATCATCAGGCATCCTGGTGAATATGAATTTAGTTGATTCATCAGATTCAAGCACTGAATATGAATTTTTTAGAGATGAGGTAGCTGCTAAATCACAAGTAAATGCCACACCTCAAGGCTTGAATTTAGAAGCAGGTGATGCTATAACAGTGCAAGCAGCGACAGGCAGTAATACAATACAAGGTGCCATAAGTTATGCTTTAATAAACAGAGAGAATGAAAACGGATAATACTATAAAGATAGACTGTACAACAATAACCACCTATAGAAACACAAAGACAGGTGAAACTTCTTCTGAAAAAATGGAAGGACCTGATATTGTCCAAGACGTTACTGTGCAGGTGACTAATAAAGGTTTAGAAGTATTTCAGAAAGTAATGAATGAAGGAAAAAAAACTTAATATTCTTTCCATTGATTGTGATTGGGTGAGATGTTTAAGAACTCAACAAGACCTTATTTCTTTTGTTGTTCCATTATTATTTAATAACTCAGATATAATTTTAAATTATGATCATCATAAAATTTATCCTTATTTTACACATGGATACGATGAGTATAATTTAATTAATATAGATCATCATCATGACTACGCATATTTAAAATATCAAGATTTAGATGAAGGTAATTGGCTTTATCATTTGTCAAATGTTTTTTATAAAAAGATAAATTATGTGTGGATTAATAATCCAGACTCAGAACATCCAATTCATAGCAACAGAGAAAAAATGATTGAAAAACTAAAATCTTACAAATTTGATCAAAATTTAAATTATATTTCTCAACAAATATTTGACAAAATTTTTATATGTTGTAGTCCTGAACCTGAGTACAATACACATATAGGAATAACAACCTATAAAATTATGGAAAGAATAGCTAATGATATTAAGAAATCAAAATCCTAAGGGAGGAACAGAACTACAATTCGAATATTTAAAAAAATATGTCGATAATAGTTTACTAGATCAAGTACAAATTTGTACTTCGGTTCCAGAAAAAATACCTTTGCATCCAACTAAACCAAATATTCTTTGGCAAAAAAATTCTTATGATCAACCTAATCTAGCCCCTTG